TAATACAGGAGAGTTAGCTGAGGGCTTTGGTCGTAAGGTACGTAACTTAGTAGACTCTGATGAGTACAGACGCATTTTTCCAGATGTTAAACTTCGCACAGATTCCAAAGCGGCAGGACGATGGAACACTAACCATCAAGGGGACTATTTTGCTGCGGGTGTTGGGGGTACTGTAACGGGGCGAGGAGCTGACTTGCTTATCATTGATGACCCTCATTCTGAAAACGATGCTGTTATAGCGCAGTATAACCCTGAAATTTACGATAAAGTGTTTAGTTGGTATTCGTCAGGGCCAAGGCAACGGCTACAGCCTGGAGGGGCTATAATTATCGTTATGACTCGATGGAGTCTTGCGGATTTAACGGGGCAAATATTAGATCACTCTGCTAAAAACGGTGGGGATCAATGGGAAGTGGTGGAGTTCCCTGCAATAATGCCAAGTGGTAGGCCGCTATGGCCTGAATTTTGGAGCATAGAAGAGTTAGAAGCTGTTAAAGCTGAAATTCCAGTAGGCAAATGGCAAGCTCAATACCAACAGCAGCCCACATCAGAAATTACAGCGATTATTAAGCGTGAGTGGTGGCAAAAATGGCCTAAAAAAGACCCTCCGCCTTGCGATTATGTGCTTATGTCTATGGATACAGCGTTTGAAAAAAAGACAAGTGCTGACTATAGTGCCGTTGTTATTTTTGGAGTCTGGGAAAACCCAGAAGATGGAGACCAACCTAATTTAATTTTATTAGAAGCATGGCGAGATCGGCTTGAGTTCCCTGATTTAAAAATTAAAACGCTAGAGATGTACGAAGAATGGCAGCCTGATGGGATAATAATAGAGAAAAAAGCATCTGGAGCGCCCCTTATATACGAGCTTAGACGCATGGGCATACCTGCGCAGGAGTTCACCCCCTCTCGTGGGCAGGATAAAATTTCTAGGCTTAACGCTATATCGGATATATTTGCTTCAGGCAAAGTATGGGCTCCTGCTACACGTTGGGCAGACGAGGTTATTAATGAGGTAGCGTCATTTCCTTCTGGTCGCAACGATGATTTTGTTGACGCCGTCAGTTTAGCATTAGCTAGGTTTCGTTCTGGGGGGCTTATTAGTTCTGCTAAAGATAAAGATATGGATGAAGACCTTTGGTCATATAGAAAAAAGGCCAATTACTACTAAATTATGAAGTGCCATATAAAACTATTGGTGGGGATGTGCGGGGTATTAATGACTTCCTGTACAAATTTTACTTGCAGCCCATCGGTATTTCCTATATACGATAATGGTATAACAGAACAAACTATTATTAATCCTACAGGGTTAATGTTTAAAATCAATTGCAAAGAGGTGGCGATATGTCAGTCGGTAATCAAATAGAAGAAGCAGTAATATCAACTTTTGTAGATTTAATAGGTCATGGGAATGTATTTGCAAGAATTGTTAGTGAAATTGAAAGAACTAATGCAGCAATGCCAAACGCTACTGGCAAAGATAAACGAGCTAAAGTATGGGCCGATCTTGATATTATTTTTGATGACCTAATAGAACCCATTGCTAAAAATATAATAAACCTATTAATTGAATTAGGCGTGGCCTATACGTATGCACAAAATCCAGTGCTAGGACAAGTAGCTAGACAAGCTGCGAATGTAGCTGAAGACAAATTAAAATGATAACGCCCTTAAAGCAACAACTAGAGTTTGAAGAAGGAAGGAAGTTAAAAGCCTATACTTGCTCTATGGGACATAAAACCATTGGCATTGGACATAATCTTGCTATTAAACCCTGCTTTAATGGTCAACGCATACCTGATGTAATCAGTAACCAACTATGTGATCTTATTTTTGACCGAGATGTTGAAGACACCATTATACAACTTAATGCTAATTGGCCTTATAACTCAAGCTTAGATGCACCTAGACGTGACGCTGTTATTAATATGTGTTTTCAATTAGGGGTTAATGGGGTTATGAAGTTTAAATATATGCTCAATGCTTTAGAACGCGCTGATTGGGTGGCAGCTAAATCTCATGCTTTAGATAGTGCTTGGGCTGTTCAAACAACTGAAAGAGCAAAAAGAGTGGCAAACCAATTACTGACTGGAACTTACTATAAAGTTTAATAGGACGCATAAATGATAGATAAAAGTATGAACCCTGCACCGCAAGGTATAACTAGCTTAGCAGGAGCAGAACCTGACCTTGAGATTGAGATTGAAAACCCAGATGATGTGACTATGGTTATAGATGGCATGGAGATTGATCTAATGCCTGATATGGAGGACGATAGCTTTAGCGATAATTTAGCTGATTATTTAAGCGATTCAGAACTTCAAATGCTAGCAGGAGAACTACTTGCTGACTTTGATGACGATATAGCCTCAAGAAAAGATTGGATAACGACATATACTGACGGCATAGAGCTGCTGGGTATGAAGATTGAAGAAAGGTCAGAACCTTGGGAAGGCGCATGTGGGGTATATCACCCTCTTTTATCTGAAGCGATTGTTAAGTTTCAGGCTGAAACAATGATGTCCTCTTTTCCAGCAGCAGGGCCAGTACGCACACAAATCATAGGCAAAGAAACTCAAGCTAAAAAAGACTCTGCCGCTCGTGTTCAAGAAGATATGAACTATCAGTTAACTGATGTAATGGACGAGTTTAGACCTGAGCATGAACGTATGCTTTGGGGTTTAGGTATGGCGGGTAATGCCTTTAAAAAGGTGTATTTTGATTCTCAGCTTGATAGACAAGTATCTGTATTTGTTCCAGCAGAGGACTTAGTTGTGCCTTATGGGGCGATGAATTTAGAACAAGCAGAACGTGTAACGCATGTAATGCGTAAAACAGAAAATGAGCTACGCAGACTACAAGTAGCGGGGTTTTATAGTGACGTTGACTTAGGAGAACCTAGTAACTCATTAGATGATGTAGAAAAGAAAATAGCTGAAAAAATGGGCTTTAGAGCTACATCAGATAATAGATACAAGATTTTAGAAATGCACGTTGACTTAGACCTGCCAGGATTTGAACATGAAGAAGACGGTGAATTTACAGGAATTGCCCTACCCTATGTTGTTACCATTGAAAAAGGAACAAGCACCATTCTATCTATTAGACGAAATTGGGAACAAGATGATAAGTTATATAAAAAACGGCAGCATTTTGTGCATTATGGTTACGTTCCTGGTTTTGGGTTTTACTGTTTTGGGCTTATCCATCTTGTCGGTGCTTTCGCTAAGTCTGGTACATCTCTCATTAGACAGCTTGTGGACGCGGGTACACTCTCTAATTTGCCAGGGGGCTTTAAAACTAGGGGAATGAGGGTAAAAGGTGATGACACACCTATTGCTCCTGGTGAATGGCGGGATGTAGATGTGCCATCAGGCACAATGAGGGACAATTTTGTGCCCTTACCCTATAAAGAACCAAGTCAGACATTAATGGCTTTGTTAGGTCAAATTATTGATGAGGGTAGACGGTTTGCCAATGCTGCGGACTTACAAATATCCGATATGTCGGGGCAAGCTCCTGTAGGAACTACACTTGCAATTCTTGAAAGAAACACTAAAGCTATGTCAGCTATCATGGCTAGAGTGCATTTTGCATTTAAGCAAGAGTTGGGATTATTAAAGGGCATTATTGCGGCCTATACTCCTGAAGATTACGAGTATGAACCTAATGTGGGCAATAGAAAAGCCAAGCGATCAGATTATGATATGGTTGAAGTTATCCCCGTATCTGACCCTAATGCCTCTACAATGGCGCAAAAAATTGTACAGTATCAAGCGGTACTTCAATTAGCACAGACAGCTCCGCAAATATACAACATGCCGTTACTTCATAGACAGATGTTGGATGTTTTAGGCGTAAAAGAAGCGCATAAGTTAGTGCCTTTAGAAGAAGATCAAAAACCAACTGATCCTGTTACAGAAAACCAAGCCGTTTTAATGAACAAACCTGTAAAAGCGTTCGCCACACAAGACCATAAATCACATATTGCCGTACACATGGCACCTATGCAAGACCCTAAAATGCAGCAAATAATGCAAAACAATCCTGCAGCGCCACAAATGATGGCTGCAATGTCAGCGCATATTGCTGAACATTTGGGATTTGAGTATAGAGCGCAGATAGAACAACAGTTAGGATTCTCATTGCCCCCACAAAAAGATGAAAGCGGTGAAGAACAACACATGAATCCTGAAGTGGAGGCTAGATTAGCTCCATTATTAGCTCAAGCGGCTCAACAATTACTCCAACAAAACCAAGGAGAAGTCGCCCAACAACAGGCTAAACAACAAGCACAAGACCCACTAGTACAGATGCAGCAACAAGAGCTACAACTCAAACAGCAAGAGCAACAACGAAAGGCTCAAAAAGACCAACTCGATGCACAAATAAAAATGCAACAACTTCAAGTTGAAAGAGAAAGGATTCAGGCTCAACAGCAAACTGCTGCGGAACAAACTAGAGTAGCAGCATTAAGCAACGCGGCTAAACTTGAAGCAACTAAGACTAATGACGCGAGTAAATTAAAAGTGCAAGCTTTATCAGAAGCAGCACGGTTAACCGCAGATAATAAAAAAGCGGCTACAAATACTAAATTACAGGCACTATCAGAAGCAGCGCGTTTAACGGCTGATAACAATGGAGCAGCATCAAATACTAGAACGGACGTGCTAAAAACAACTGCTCAACTGGCTGAACAAAAACGCCAACATGATACTAAACTTGAGCATGAAGGGTTGCAAAAAGCGTTAGATCGTGAGCATCAAATAAGCACACGACAAAACCAGCCACTAGAAGGTGAATAATGAGTAACGATTTTTGTGATTTAACCGCTTTTATGAATTGGTGGTTTAGCAATAATAGACCCGTAAATATTCCATTAGATAATCCTGTGAATATTTATGATGATTTTAGTAATGACGTGGATGCTAAAAAAATAACCTGCATAAATTTATATCGCAGTGGGGCGTACCAAGTTCAATTAATTGTGGTTCCCCCTAATTCTACAATTAGGCAGCATATTCATCCTAATATGGATAGTTATGAAGTTTACAATTCAGGTTCGTTGGAAGTTGAAGTAGATGGAATAGTGCATGGGCCAGGAGCGTGCCCTCCAATTCGAGTACTCCCCACATCATGGCATGGGGCACCAAAAGAAAATGTGCTAGCTATAGAGGGAGGTAGTTTTTATTCTGTTCAAAAATGGTTGAATGGGCATTTACCCTCTTGTGCAGGTGCCGATTGGTTAGGCAATGATGGCAGTACAAAAGGACATGCTGTTAGTTCTGTCGAACAATTAAACAAAGTATAGGTGAGTAATGGACGCATTTGAAGCAATTACTTTTCAAATAAATGAACAAATTCAAAGTATTAATGAAGCGATTACATCAGGTCGCCCAGATACCTTTGATGAGTATAAAAGACTCTGCGGAGAGGTTCGAGGTCTACTCTTTGCTAGAGATATAGTAAAAGACCTTAAAAACAAAATGGAAAACTCAGATGACTAAAACGGTACAAAAAATATTGGTAGGCACAAACCCTTCCAATCCGCAGGTAGTTGGCGCGATTGATTTAGAAGCTAGTGCTGAAGAGAAAGCAACACAATTACCCACACCGTCAGGATACCACATATTATGTGCCGTTCCAGATGTCGAAAAAGAGTATGACAGTGGCATTATTAAAGCTGATATGACTGTGAGACATGACGAAGTCTTAGCAACAGTTCTTTTTGTAGTTGCGATAGGCCCCGATGCTTATAAAGATAGCTCAAGATTTCCAAGTGGGCCTTGGTGCAAAGTAGGAGACTTTATTCTTGTTAGACCTAATGCAGGTTCTCGAATAGATATACACGGCAAAGAGTTTCGTCTTATCAATGACGATACTCCAGAAGCAGTTGTTTTAGACCCTCGTGGCATCAAACGTAAATAAGGAGCAGCCCATGTCAGCACAATTTAATGATGAATATAAATTTCCAGACGAAATAGATAGTGATTCGTACAGTGTAGAAATTGAAATAGAAGATGACACGCCAGAAGAAGATCGTGGCCGTCAACCTATGCCCAAACACATTGTAGATGATTTAGACAATGATGAATTAGAACAATATGATGAGAGTGTTAAGCAAAAGCTTAAACAACTTAAAAAAGTTTGGCATGATGAACGTAGGGAAAAAGAACGCGCCCTTCGTGAACAACAAGCATCGATTGATTTATCTGCTCAACTATATCAAGAAAATCAAAGATTACGTTCTGCATATAGTTCAGGCGAAAAAGAATATATAAACACATCACAACAAGCAGCTCAAATGGAAGTTGAAGCCGCAAAAAGAATGTACCGTGAAGCATATGAATCAGGAGATACCGAAGGGGTTATAAACGCGCAAGAAAAATTGCAGTTTGCTAACTTAAAATTGATTCGCGCTAATAATTTAAGAGAAACCCCTTTACAAGAGACTCCGTTTCCTGTACAAAGAAGTCGAGAAGAGTACCAGCAACCTGCTCCTCAAGTAAATCCTAAAGATTTAGCGTGGCAAGAACGCAATAAATGGTTTGGGGACGATGAGGAAATGACATCTGCTGCACTAGGATTACATAACAAACTTGTAAATAGTGGCATGATCGCTGGCTCAGATGAATATTACAGCACATTGGACAAAACAATGCGCAAACGATTTAGCGAGTATTTTGGACAAAGAACTAAACCAACCACGGTGGTAGCTTCTGGTTCACGTAGTACAAGCTCCAATAAAATAAGACTAAATCAGAGCCAAGTCCAGATAGCAAAAAAACTGGGCATAAGCCCTGAAGTTTACGCAAAAGAAGTTTTAAAATTGGAGACTAAATAATGACTACTAACCCTATAAACAAAATTACTCGTGCATCAGAAACCAGAGCGTTGACAGAGCGTCCTAAGCAGTGGATGCCTCCAGAAGCACTCCCTGAGCCCGACAAACAGGCTGGGTACACATATAGATGGATTCGCGTAGCAATGCTAAACAAGGCTGACCCTAGCAATATTTCTAAATCATTGCGTGAAGGTTGGGAACCTGTAAAGATTGAAGAGCAACCACAATACACACTGTTAGCCTCTCGTGAAGGTCATTTTAAAGACAACATCGAGATTGGCGGGTTATTACTTTGCAAAATACCCACTGAATTTATGGAACAACGTAGCGCGTACTACAGCAACCTAACTAATCAGCAGGCAGAAGCAGTAGATAATAGCTTTATGAGAGAAAATGATGCTCGTATGCCTTTATTTAAAGAGCGCAAATCGAGTGTATCTTTCGGAAATGGTTAATTAATTTTAGGAGTTTACAATGGCTTATCCTGTTATTTCGGCCCCTTACGGCCTAAAGCCAGTTAATGAAATCGGTGGTTTACCTTATGCGGGTTCAACTCGTATGGTGCCGATAGCAACTGGTTATGCTGCAAACATTTTCTTCGGTGACGTTGTTAAATTGTCTGCGGGTACTGTAATTCAAGACACATATACACCTGCTACCGCACCTACTACACCAATTCCAGGTGTTATTGGTGTTTTCGTAGGTTGTGAATACACTTTAGCAGCCACTGGTCAACGTATCCGTGCGCAATACTGGCCTTCTGGTACTGTTGCTCAAGACGCTGTTGCTTATGTTGTTGATGATCCACGTGTAGTTATTAAAGTAGTTATGGGTTCACAAGCAACAGCCTTGGCTAATACTTCTTCAGGTGTGGGTTATGCTTCACAACAATTTGTTGGCACTAACGTATATCCTTTATATGGTAATACTGGCAACACTTTAACTGGTGATTCTGCTGTTTCTGTATCTGGTGGTGTTGTTACTAATGGTACTGGTAACACTCGTGTTGTAGCTGCTGCTCCTTTACGTGTTGTTGGTTTAGTTCCTGAAACTGCTGTTACTGTTGCTGCTACAGCTTCTACTTCTGGTTCAAGTACTACTGTAACTCTGACCGCTGCTAATACTGCTATCCAAGCTGGTATGCAATTAATTGCTCCATCTGGTACTGGTTCTTTAGCTGGTAACTATATCACTGTTACTAACGTAAATGGTGTAACTTTAACTGTATCTAGCGCTATTACTTTGGCATCAGGTACTGCAGTTACTTTTGTGGGCTACCCTGAAATTTTGGTAACTTGGAATAACACTTTCCATAGTTATACAAACGTAGCTGGCATTTAATTAGGAGATTAACACATGGCAATTTCACGCGCCCAGTTACTAAAAGAGTTACTACCTGGCTTAAACGCCCTATTCGGTTTAGAGTATGCTCGTTACGGTGAAGAACATAAAGAAATCTATGAAACAGAGACTTCTGAGCGTTCTTTTGAAGAAGAAACAAAACTGTCTGGCTTTTCAGCAGCTCCTGTCAAAAACGAAGGCCAAGCTCTTCAATATGACAATGCTCAAGAAGCTTGGACTGCTCGATACAACCACGAAACTATTGCTTTAGGCTTCTCATTAACTGAAGAAGCTATTGAAGATAACTTGTATGACTCTTTGTCTGCTCGTTATACTAAAGCATTAGCTCGTGCGATGGCATACACTAAACAAGTTAAAGCAGCTAACGTGCTTAATAACGGTTTTAGTTCCGCTGTTGTTGGTGGTGATGGTCAACCATTGTTTTCAAGCGCTCACCCATTAGTAAATGGTGGCACTAACAGCAACGTACCTTCTACACCTGCTGATTTAAACGAAACTTCATTAGAAAATGCTGTGATTCAAATTGCTGCATGGACTGACGAACGTGGTCTTTTGATTGCGGCTAAACCTAAAAAGTTGATCGTTCCACCTGCGCTACAATTCGTTGCTACTCGTTTGTTAGAAACTGAATTACGTGTTGGCACAACTGACAATGACATCAACGCGATTAAGAGCAACGGTGCTGTTCCAGAAGGTTATGCTATTAACCACTTCTTGACTGACACTAATGCTTGGTTCTTAACAACGGATGTGCCCAATGCATTGAAGCACTTCGTTCGTACTCCATTACAGAACTCAATGGATGGTGATTTTGATACAGGCAACGTTCGATATAAGAGCCGTGAAAGATATTCTTTCGGCTGGAGTGACAGCTTAGGTATCTACGGTTCATCTGGTTCAAGTTGATAAAAGTCAATAACTTAGGTTAGATTAAGGCCCACTTCGGTGGGCTTTTTTTATGAGCAAAAATAAATAAAGAAGATTATAAAAAAGCCAAACGTAGAAATCAACACTTGCAACAGCCCTAAAAAAAGAGTATAAGTACCTTTAACAGGGGAACATCCTGCTTATCAAACTGCCCCCACAGACGCATAGAAGATTGATAAGCTTATACTTTCTATGAAGGAAACTACAATGGGTTTAGCTACACACCTTGGGCCTTGGTTATTAGGCACTGTAAAAAATACCACAGGTACTGTTGCAGGTACTATTCGCAACACTGGTGTTACTTCTGTTGGTCAAACTGATCCTGTCACTTACACAGATACTGCGGCTTCAACTGTAGCCGTTCTTCCAGCAGGTTCTTTAATTACCAATCTTGCGCTGTACCAAACTACTAAATTTGCTGGTACTTCTGGCGTAATCACTATTTATCTTAACGGTACTGCTATTGCAGCGACTTCAGCAATTACTGCTGGAGCGTCAGGTATTATTTCTTTTGCCCCTGCTTCTGACGCTCAAACTGCGTTATTTGCTAATGTTGGCTCAACTGATGCGATTATTACTTATACGGTGGGTTCTTCTGGAACTTTCTCTGCTGGAGCTGGATTTTTCTTAGTTGAGTACTTAGTACGAAATTCAGACGGCTCATCTGCACCTACTGCATATACTGCATAATTAATGTATTAGGGGGTGCTAGCCCCCTTTTTATAAACCCAGTAGGAGATTAATTATGGCTATGCAGTTTGACGTAAAAAGCAAACATTTAAACGCGGCTGGCAGCATCTATGCCGATAGAGCTAGGCTTAAAGGTATTGTGGTAGCTCCTGCTATTAGTACAGCAGCTACTTTTGAAATTAGAGATGGCGGGGCTACGGGTGAAATTCTGTATCAGATGGATATTCCCGTAAACTCAAACCCCAATACATTTGATGTTCTTATACCTGGCGAAGGTATTTTATTCCGCACTAATATTTATTTAACTTTTAGTGTTGGCTCGGTAACGGGTGTCACTGCATTTTACGGTTAAGACTATGCCTGACGTCACTCCAGAAATTAGAAATGCAAGAGAATTAGCTTCACATAGCACCGAGATTAAACATTTGCAAAATGACATGGACAAACTTAGCAAAGACATGGAAGAGGTGAAAGACGCTCTTAGAGAGATAAGTCACACTTTATCTGCAGCTAAAGGTGGTTGGCACATGCTTATGGTAGTTGGAAGTATAGGTGCTGGCATAGGTGCTGGCGTGGCGTGGCTTTTTGACTTTATGAAACACTAATGGCTACTAAATCTAAAAAAGCTCCAGTACTAGCTGTTGGCAGAGGCGAGAAACTTCCCGTATCTAAAGGTGCGGGCTTAACTGCTAAAGGTAGATCCAAATATAATGCAGCTACTGGTTCTAATTTAAAAGCCCCTGCTCCTCATCCAAAAACAAAAGCAGATGAGGGCAGGAAAAAATCATTTTGTGCAAGAATGAGTGGGGCAAAAGGCCCTATGAAAGACGAAAATGGCAAACCTACTCGTAAAGCAGCAGCATTAAAAAGATGGAATTGCAGTGCCAAGTAGAAGTTTGAAACAACATAATTTAATGGAAGCTGTAGCCCATAACAAAGGTTTTGCTAAAAAAGTGGGTATCCCCCAATCAGTAGGTAAAGACTTTGCAAGCGCAGACAAGAATAAACAATTTAAAGCAGGTGGAATAATGAAAAAGCATGATGACGCGGCGCAAGATAAAGCGCTTATTAAAAAAATGATTAGTCAATCTGAAAAGAAAGAAGCTAAAGGCATGAAAAAAGGCGGTACGTGCATGGCTAAAGGCGGTGCAGCTAAAGAAACTATGGGCCCAAAAACAATGGCAAAAGATGTTGAAAAAGGTTCAAATAAATTAACTGAGTTTGGTGAATCTGCTATACAAAAACGTGGCAAAACCAAAGGCGTTAACTTAGGTGATTCAGGAAAAATTGAAGGTATCGAAGGTTTTAAACCTAAGAAATTTGCTAAAGGCGGTTGTACTAGAGCCGATGGTATTGCTCAAAAAGGCAAAACAAAAGGTCGTTACATCTAATGATGGCTAGTCGAGGTATGGGGGATATAAACCCATCCAAAATGCCAAACAAGAAAAAGATTATTCGTAAGGATGATCCCAATGATGTAGATGTGTACAAAAAAGGAGGGGTGACTAAATCATTTCCTCCTAATACTAAACCCAAAAGCAAACGGGCTAAGAAATGACAACTTCGGGCACTAGCAGTTTTAACCTATCTATATTAGATATAATTGAGGAGGCGCATGAACGGTGTGGTTCTGAGGTTAGAACAGGTTATGATTTACGCACAGCTCGAAGAAGTCTTAATTTATTAACTATAGAATGGGCTAATATTGGTATTAATTTATGGACTATCGAAGAGGGTATTATTCCTTTAGTTCCAAACCAAATAGTCTATGATCTGCCTAATGACACTATAGATTTATTAGATCAAGTAGTGCGTACAGGCACTGGTCAACAGCAAACTGATATTAATATCAACAGAATTTCATCGTCTACTTACTCAACTATTCCTAATAAGAACGCGACAGGTAGACCGATACAGGTATGGATTAATAGGCAATCAGGAGCTACATATCCTGTTACAGGCGTAGCTAATCCTCAAATAAATATATGGCCCGCACCAGATCAAGGAAGCGTAAGCAACCCTTACTATTATTTTGTTTATTGGCGGTTACGCCGTATTCAAGACTCTGGTAATGGGGACAATACCCAAGATATACCTTTTAGATTTTTAAATGCGATGGTTGCAGGGCTATCTTATTACTTGGCTATGAAGCTGCCTACTGTTGATGTAAATCGTGCAATGGGTCTCAAAGCGGAGTACGACCGCCAACTGCAATTAGCGACTGAAGAAGATCGCGATAAAGCCCCTGATAGATATGTGCCTAGAATTGGCTATGGTAGATAATGGCTACTAAGTATGCCGCTGGCAAGTATGCTATAAGCGAATGTGATATTTGTGGACAACGCTATAAATTACATCAGCTAAAAAAGCTTGTTATTAAAACTAAAACAGTGGCAATTAAAGCCTGCCCTGAATGTTGGAACCCCGATCAACCGCAGCTTAAGCTTGGTATGTATCCTGTTTTTGATCCACAAGCTGTTTTAGAGCCTAGGCCAGATAATAGCTATCAAGTATCAGGACTGGATACCGAAGGATACCAAGGTGAAGGAAGTCGCAATATTCAATGGGGATGGAGTCCTATTGGAGGATCTAGGGCAAATGATGCTATACTAACACCCAATTATTTAGTTGCGACAGCGTATGTCGGGACAGTAACAATTACATTATCTTAGGAGTACAAAATGGCTAAAGGCGATGGTATAGAAAGTAAAGGCAAAACTAAAGGTAAGCAGTTAGGCATTGATGGGTCTAAAGCAGGCCAAGATGGGATTATGCTATCTAGCGGCAAAGCCAAAACAGTGACTTCAGAAGCTATGAAAAAGTTTGGCCGTAACTTAGCTCGTGCTAAAAATCAAGGTGGTAAATAATGGCCGCATCTGACGAAAACAAATATAAACAACCACAACCTAATAATGCCCCAACAGGCAAAAATGGGTATCCCGATACAAGTGCAAAAACTGACGGGATAGAAACTCGTGGTAATGGTTGCGCTACTAAAGGGCGTAAAGCTCGCGGGCCAATGGCATAATTTAATATGTTATACGCAGACCTTTGTGCCACTATCCAAGACTACGTAGAGAACTCTTTTTCTACTACACAGTTAAATACATTTATTCAGCAGACTGAACAGCGAATATATAACAGCGTTCAGCTCCCTGATTTACGAAAAAATGTAACAGGCACTTTAACAATAGGCAATCCATATTTAGCGTGTCCAAATGATTTTTTGTCCGCGTATTCTTTAGCAGTTATTGATATGAGCAATAACTACACATACCTATTAAATAAAGATGTTAACTACATCAGAGAAGCGTATCCATCAACAGCTTATCAAAGTCTACCTAAATACTATGCTATTTTTGGGCCTCAATCTACCAGCGAGCTGTATTTATCCTTTATATTAGGGCCTACACCAGATCAAAACTACAATGTAGAGCTGCATTACTTTTATTATCCAGAATCACTTGTTACAGCTAATGAAACTTGGTTAGGGGATAATTTTGATTCAGCATTATTGTATGGGTGTATTCTTGAAGCCTACACTTATTTAAAAGGTGAACAAGACGTGCTAACGGTATATAAAGGTCGCTATGATGAAGCAATGGCATTACTAAAACAACTAGGCGATGGCAAAGATAGAACAGATGCTTATAGGTCTGGTCAGGTAAGGTATCCTGTTAAATGATAACGCAAACACAAACAACAAGTTTTAAAAGTGAGTTATATCAAGGGGTGCATAACCTTTTAATTGATAATCTTTATATCGCTCTTTATACCGCCAATGCAAACTTAGACGCTGATACAATACAATATACTAGCGTGGGTGAAATAACGGGTACAGGGTACACCGCAGGTGGGAATTTAATTACAGGCGTTACTGTTAATAGTTATGGGTCTACCGCATATGTTAGTTTTGATAACCCTTCGTGGGTTGGAGCGTTTACAGTAAGAGGGGCATTAATTTATAATGCTAGTAAAAGCAATAAGTCTATTGCGATATTAAATTTCGGTGCGGATAAAACATCTACTAACACTTTTACAATAACACTGCCTGCAAACACTGCGGATAGTGCCTTAATTAGATCATCAAATTAAAAGGTTTTTATGTACTCAGATAAACTCAACACCTTAGATATTACTGATGTTGCCGTAGCAAAAAGCAGTAGCCTAAAAGACCTAGTGGGTATTAAAGGGCACTATAGCGTAATATGCCTAGATGCTAACAAGCAAATAAAATGGGAAGATAGTATTGAGAATTTAGTGGTCACTGTTGGTTTAAATGACATGGCTAATAAATATTTCACAGGTTCTGGATATACCCCTGCATGGTATATGGGCTTAGTTAGCGGTGCGACTACTCCTAGCTATGTTGCTGGCGATACATTAGCTTCTCATACTGGTTGGGCAGAAAGTACAGCATATACAGGCACAAATAGAATTACTGTAGGGTTTGGCGCAGCAAGTGGTGGGGTAATCACATCAACATCAACTTCATTTGCTATTAATGCAACGGCTACTATTGCAGGTGCCTTTTTAACGCAGACTCAAAGCAACTCAGTTAATACGGGCATATTGTTTTCTGAAGGCAGTTTTACTGCGGGAAATAGACTTGTACAGTCTGGTGATACTCTTCTTGTCACATATTCTTTAACTTTATAAAAAGAGGTTAATATGGCAGCTACATTTAAAATAGGGCAAACGGTAAAAGTTATCGCTATCATTCCTGAAGGCCCTGTAGAACAAATAGCAGTAGACCAAGAAGGGAACATTACTTATTTAGTTACCTGGAAAGACGCTAATGGGGTGATGCAGCAGTCGTGGTTTAATGAAGCAATCTTAGTTTAATTGAGATATATTAAATGGCATTAATTCTAGCAGATAGAGTATTAGAAACGTGTACAAGTCCAGGAACAGGTGCAGTTTCTTTATTGGGGGCAACTAGTAGCTTTCAGACTTTTTCTGCGGGCATTGGCAATGGCAATACTTGTTATTATACGATAGTTGACCAAAATGGGAGTAATTGGGAAGTAGGGATAGGTACCTACGCTTCTAGTGGAAATACCCTAACTAGAACAGCTCCTATTTCAGGCAGTACCGCCACTCCTGTTAATTTTAGTTCAGGAACGCAGAATGTATTTGTGTCCTACCCTGCTGAAAAAGCAATATATAAAGACGCTTCAAATATAGTATTAATACCTACACTAAATCTAACTAATGCCTTAACTCCAGCATACGGAGGTACAGGCTTAACCGCAGTAGGGACATCAGGTAATTCTATTGTTTCTAATGGTTCTACGTTTGCATCCTCCAATGCCCCAAGAGTGTTTTCAAGCATTATGGCTTTAGTGATGGGGGTTTAATGTGTTTGGTATTTCTGCTATTGCACAAACTCCTTTTACTACTGTAGCTAATATTCCGTGGGCGGCTAATGTAACAGATACGATTACGCTAACTGACACACGCACAAATACATTAACAGCGGTAGGAGCGGTAGCGGATACGCGAAACCCAACTGATACTTATACTAATGTTCTATCTTTACCCGTAAATATTTCAGAAAGTATAACTATAACTGATACTTATGCCGATGTGTTATCCATACCCGCAAGCGTAGTAGACAATCTAACTTTTACTGATACTTATGCTAATGTGTTATCTATACCAGCGGCACTAGCAGATACGATTACGCTAACTGACACACGCACAAATACATTAACAGCGGTAGGAACGATAGCGGATACGCGAAGTTTAACTGATACTTATAGTGTCCAATCAACATTTATTGGAAATGTATCTGAAAGCACCACCGTTATTGAAACCCTATCAAACACTTTAGTTACCCTTGCAGGTGTTGTGGAGAGCGCTTTTTTTACCGATACATATACTGCAAACATAAGCAGTGCTAGCCTAATACAAGAAAACACACTTTTATTAGACACATATAGCACAGTATGTATTATGTCGGTGAGTATTTCTGATACAATTACTATAAGTGATTCTATATTAAGTAAATTTTTATGGGAATCAATAGACGATGGGCAAGTGCCTAATTGGACAGTTACCCCAGATACAAATAACCCTAATTGGCAAAATAGTAACACAACGCAATTTTCAGGTTGGTCGCTAGTTGTAAATGCAAATACAGTTACCTGGCAAGCTGTCAATAATTTTCAAACATCTCCTTGGACACCCATTAAAACTTATTAGGATACATACATGTCCACAAATTATACAACATTATTAGGTTACGCCCTACCTGTTCAAGGAGAACTTACAGGTATTTGGGGAGATGCAGTCAATAACAGCATTACGCAGTTAGTGGAAGATTCTGTTGCTAACTATGCAACGTATGACGTGACCTCTTCTGATTGGACTTTATCAACAACAGGGTCTGGTGTATCAAACGAAGCGCGTATGGCAATACTTATACCAACAGGTACTCCTGGGATTACACGCAATATTATAGCCCCCGCCCATAGTAAAGTGTACATGGTGTGCAATAAGTCTAACGCTTCTGTGTATATTAAGGGTGCTTCTACTACAGGAGTGTTAGTTGGAATTAATATTAACGCCGTTGTTGTTTGGAATGGGTCAGATTTTGTTTTAATCAATACAGGTGTTTCGACTAGCAAAGCCATTGCACTTGATTTAGTATTTAGCTAATTTTAAAGGACTCTATTATGTCAGCTCCAAATCTTATTAATGTAACATCTATTATAGGAAACACTGCGTCTGTTTCCCTAACTACAACTTCTGCAACTTCACTTGCTTCTAACGCAGCTTCATCTGGCACTGCTTATAAAATAGAATCTATCGTAGTGGCTAATACTAGTGGTTCAGCAGCCACTATAACTATCAATGTATATAGCGCAGCGGCGTTAGGCGGTACAGCGTTTCCAATAGCCTCTGCCATTTCTATTCCTGCTGGCGCGGCGTTAGTTGTGACAGATAAAACTACTACTTTTTACTTGTTAGAAAATCAATCTATCGGTGCTACTGCTGGCACAGCAAATGCCTTAGTAGTAACTGCTTCATGGGAACAATTATCATGAAATTTGTTGGTGGTATTACTTATGGCCCAAACACTTTTACTTTTCCACAGACCTTTTCGGCGCAAATAATATCGACAATTACAACAGGAACGGCCCCATTTTCTGTTGCGTCTACCACTAATGTGGCAAATCTAAATGCCTCTAGCTTAAATGGAGCCACATTTGCTTCTCCAAGCGCAATAGGGTCAACAGCAGCAAGTACAGGGGCATTTACTACTTTATCCGCTTCTGGGCAAACTACCTTAACTAACGCAAGTGGATACAATCTATATGCTTCTGGAGCTGGCAATAACTACATGGCTGGTAGTTTAGGGATTGGCAATCCTAGCGGTGCAGGGCAGATGTTGTATGTTAACAAGAATACAACAGGCTCTACATCTACTGCGGGTGTTGCAGTTTCAACAGCTATACAATCTGATGTTACAGGGCAAGCAGCTTTATTTAGCACGTATGTGTTAACACAGGCTGCAACTTTTAATTTAGCAGCTCTAAAACATTATAACGCCAACCAAGGGGCATTTGGTGCAGGTTCGTCTGTAAATATTCAGTCTGGATATTTTGCAGACGCTTCTTTAACAGGTGCAACCAATAACTACGGTTTCTTCGGTGCTATCGCTTCAGGTACAGGTCGTTACAACTTGTATATGGGTGGTACTGCTGATAACTATATGGCTGGTAGTTTGGGGATTGGATCTACACCTGCTGTGGGGTCTACATTATTTATTCAAAAGAGCATTACAGGTGCAACGACTGGGTATTCAATACGCAATATCGGAACCGTACAATCCGATGTTACTACTGAAGGGATAGGGATTTTTAATTCACTCAGCACACAAGCTGCTTCTTTTACCCTACCTACATACGAGCATTTTTATGCTTCACAAGGAACCATAGGTGCGGGTTCTGCTATAACAAGTCAATATGGTTTTTACACTGGTTCAAATCTGACAGGTGCGACCAACAACTACGGTTTCGTCGGTACTATCGCTTCAGGTACAGGTCGATATAACTTGTATATGGGTGGTACTGCTGCAAATTACTTAGCAGGCGATTTACAACTAAGTAAAACAGTCACAGCAGCAGGTACTACTGGCGCACGAACTATTAACACCACGACAGGGACTGTTAACTTTGCAGCAACGGCTACTTCCCTCGTTGTTACGAATAGTTTAGTAACAGCAAACAGTATCATTATCGCAACCGTAGGTACTAATGACACCACTATGAAATCTGTACAAGCTGTTGCGGCAGCGGGCAGTTTTACGCTATATGCAAATGTAGCAGCGACTGCGGAAACACGAGTCAACTTTCACATAACCAACTAAGGAAATAACATGTCAAATACATACGAATACAAAGTAACTAACCTACAACGTGATAATAATGGTATTATTATTGCCGCTTCTTTCACTATTACAGCATCTGATGGTGTTGATAGCAATACTCATAACTACCACACTGCCTTTACTGCGCCTAAAGGCACACCAATTGACTACGCTAAAGTAACTGAAGCTGATGTTATTGGTTGGATCAAAGATATGTTTGACACTAAAGATGATGAAGGTGTTAGACAAAATGCGCATGAAGGTCAAGCAGATGCTGAATTAGAAGCGTTCAAACAACGTAAAGCCGTTAAATCTGGCTTGCCTTGGTAATTTAATTAATCAATCACAAATTGGAAAATAACATGAAAGAAATAACTTGGACTTTATCAATTGAAGAAGCATCAGCAATTTTAGCAGTATTAGGCGATTTACCTACTAAGACAGGTGCATTTCCTTTATTGATTAAATTGAAAGACCAAGCTGACGCGCAAGTACCTCCTGAACAAGAAAGCGCAGAGTAGTTTTAGTCATGGATAAGGTATTGGGTTTTTGGATATACTTTCAAGCGCGGTTAGCAGAACCTTCAACTCATGCATCTATTGCTTCTCTGCTAGCTTTAGCGGGGCTAAATTTGGATGTGGGTGTTGTGCATGATGGGCTAATTGCATTAGGTGTTCTGTTTGGCGGCTTGGGGTTTTTTGTAAAAGAAGCTAGACCTTTAAAATAGTAAGGAAAGAGGATGCTCAAAAAAATTGTATTTAAACCTGGTGTTAATAGAGAAAATACGCGGTATTTTACCGAAGGTGGCTATTATGATTGCGATAAAATACGATTTAGACAAGGCACTCCTCAGAAGATAGGCGGGTGGCAAAAAATATCTAACACCACTTACTTAGGTGTATGCAGGTCATTATGGAATTGGATAACGCTTAATCAATATAGTCTTATTGGGGTGGGCACTAATTTAAAGTTTTATATCTCTAAAAGCGGGCTGTATTACGATGTTACTCCTATTAGATCAAGAGCTACTTTATCCAATCCTTTCACAGCATCCGCTGGTTCTAGTGTTATTACAGTAGTCTCCGCAGCACATGGCTGCGCGACAAATGATTTTGTTACTTATAACGGTGCTTCCTCTTTAGGAGGCACTATAACCGCAGCTTTATTAAACAAAGAGTACCAAGTTACCTTTATTGACATTAATACCTATACTATTGATGTTGGGGTAGCGGCTAATAGTTCTGACACAGGACATGGCGGCACGGTATACGCCGCTTACCAAGTTGCCACAGGAGCTGAATACGAAGTACCTAATAATGGGTGGGGTGCGGGGCCTTGGGGATACGGGTCTTGGGGTAATGGTCAACCCTCTAACGTCTCATTACAGTTATGGAATCAATCTAATTACGGGCAAGATTTGATCTTTGGCCCTAGAGGTGGAGCTTTATATTATTGGTATGCGGATAAAGGGCTCTCAGACAGTTCTATAACTATAACTATAGCATCTCCTGCTGTGGTGACAAGTACTTTGGTTATGGATGAAGCAACGCCTATTATGTTTACTACAAGCGGTGCACTTCCCACTGGACTACTTACAGGCACGGTTTATTATGCTAGAAACTATAACTCAGTAACAAGCACCTATAATATATCCGCTACACCAACAGGCGCTTTAATAAATACGTCTGGAACTCAATCGGGAACTCAATATATTTCTCCAAGGGGCGTAAATTTAACGTCTCTTAATGGCGCAACTGATGTGCCTATAATTCAAAATTACCTTTTTGTATCTGACATCTATAGGTTTGTATTTGCCTTTGGGTGCAACGATTATGGAAGTACTACGCAAGACCCATTACTAGTTAGATGGTCTGACCAAGAAAACGCAGTGGACTGGTCACCGACAGCCGTTAACCAAGCGGGTAGCGTAAGGTTATCGCACGGCTCACAAATTATCACCTGCCTACAAACAAGACAAGAGCTATTAGTTTGGACAGACTCAAGCCTGTATTCTATGCAATATTTAGGCCCTCCTTATGTATGGGGAACTCAACTTTTAGGGGACAATGTATCCATTGTTTGTCAAAACGCGGTAGCCCTAGCATCTGGGGTTGTCTATTGGATGGGCAACAATAAATTTTATAAATATGATGGGCGAGTGCAAACACTTCGCTGTGATTTGCGGGAATTTGTATTTAGCAATTTTAACTTTGCCCAATGCCAACAAGTATGTTCAGGCACTAATGAGATGTTTAATGAGGTGTGGTGGTTTTACCCTTCTAGCCTTACTCACAGCACTCAAGTAGATAGGTATGTTGTCTATAATTACCTTGAAGATATTTGGTATTATGGAACTATGGGGCGTACCGCTTGGTTAAACACAGGAACACTTCAATACCCTATTGCTGCAACATACGCTCAAAATATTGTTAACCATGAATATGGTTTAGACGATTACTCTACTGACCAACCGTACGCTATAGAATCCTATATTACTACTTCAGAGTTTGATATTGATGATGGGCATAATTTTGTGTTTGTCCGTAGAATTTTACCTGACGTTACTTTTACAGGATCTACCCTAGATACTCCCTCAGTGACAATGTCCATTAGCCCCATGCTTAATTCTGGTTCAGGCTACACAAATCCCCCTTCTGTTGGAGGAGATGACTACGGATACGTAACTAAAGTCCCAGACCCGTTGCAATTTAATATAGAAAAGTTTACTGGACAATTATTTATACGAGTGAGAGGCAGGCAGTTTGCTTTTACTATTTATAATAATCAATTAGGGGCTAATTGGCAGCTAGGTGCAGCTAGATGGGATTGTCAACTTGATGGTAAACGGGGCGCTCCTGGCGGGGCAATATAATGAGCAAGCCTATTAGAAACCCAGCGGTGCCTAATCTTCCTTTAGCACCTGTTGATTATGAAAAGCAATACCAAGAGCAGCTTAACAATGTACTGCGTTTGTACTTCAATCAGCTTAACAATTTAAACGCTATTCTTGTGGGTTCTACAGGAGGAGCGGTACTGCAATTCCCTAACGGCGCTTTTCATCAAGATGGTGTGACTACCTTAACAACAAGTATTACTAACACATCCACTACACCTATTGTGGTTGGGTCTACTGCTGATTTTTTATCCGCTGGGGCGTTAATAATTGACACCGAAGTAATACAATATACGGGAACAACACCCACATCATTTACAGGGATAACTCGCGGAGCCTATGGTTCGACTAAAGCTGTTCATACCGCAGGTGCTTATATATCTGAAGCTCAACCAGTAGTATCACCAACAACACCTTTGAGTATACAGCTCACAAAAACAGATGTTAGCAATCAAGTTTATCTTAACCCTTTGGACAATACTCAAGTTGTTCACGCTATAGCAGGTTATTATAATGTCCAGTTTAGTGTGCAGCTTTTAAACTATACAAATGATATAGACAACGTGACTTTTTGGTTTAAACAGAATGGCGTGGATGTGCCTAATAGCGCGGGTATAGAAGCAGTAACAGCCTCTCATGGAGGGGTTGCGGGCGCAGTTATAGTGTCTTGGAATATTGTGCTTCCTTTAAATGCAGGGGATTACATTCAGCTATTATACACATCGGATTCTGGAAATACTTTAGCGGCTACTTACCCCCCAGGAATAACTCCTGTTCACCCCTCCTCACCATCAATTATATTGACATCAACATTCGTATCTGCTTTATATTTATGATATTATTTTGTTATGAATGACTTATCTAAACAAGGTAATACTCCTAGCATTTTGGCCATTGAAGAGGCCATGAAAAATGATTTTGACCAAGAACTTTTAAAAGCGATAACAGTTACTGAGCATTATCAAATTAAAGGGGTATACGTCAGGTCTATGTTTGTTCCAGCGGGCATGTTGGTAACGGGAAAGGTACATAACTTTGAAAGTATCGGTATTTTGGCTCAAGGCACGATGCGTATAACCAACGGTGAAACAAGCAAAATAGTCTCGGCTCCTTACATTGCTGTGGATAAACCAGGTATTAAACGCTTAGGCTATGCAGAAACAGACTGCACTTTTATTAGCGTGCATAAAACCGATGCAGAAGAACTAACAGCTATCGAAGATGAGCTTGTCTCCGATACTTTTGAACAATACGAAATTAAAAGATTGGAGAGATCATTATGAGCTTTATTTCAGCTTTGGCAGCTATAGGTATTGAAGGCATTGCGGGTACGATTGGTGCAGGCGCATTAATGGGAGCGGGTATAGGTGCGGGCACTTCGGCTCTTACAGGACAAGATATTGGCAAAGGCGCTCTTATGGGGGGCATTACTGGGGGTATCGGTGGTGGCATATCTGGTGGTTTGCAAGCTTTAGCCCCAGAGGGGCTGGCTACTGAGGCTGCTATTATTGAGCCGTCCGCTGGAAATGCGTTGCAAGCAGGATCTGGGGCGGTGGCTGATACTTCTGCTGGGACTTCAGCATTGGGCTCTTCTGGTTTTGGCGCGTCACCCGCACAGCTCGCTGCAAGCAATATGGCTCCTTCATTATCCGTAGATACCACTCCAGCGCTTTACCAAGGCGCTTCAAATGCGGGCGCTAATTTAGCTCCAAATGTAGGGGCTAATATGGCTTCAAATGCGGCTAGTGCTGCTTCAACTGCAGCCCCAGCACCTAGCACCATGACAGAAAAAATAGGCTCATGGGCGGCTAGTCATCCTAATATAACAACAGCAGGCGCTTCGTTATTGGCGAGTCCTTTTGTTAATAATATGTTTGCTTCAGACACTTCTAAACCTCAAGGCCTTGCTGCTTATAATGGGCCCTTATCGTATTATAAATATGATCCAACTAAATATCGTCCTAGCTTAACACCTTCTTATGCTACAGGCGGCATAACTGACTTAGATGGGTATCAATCAAATTCTCAAGTTGTACCTGAACAAGGCACATTAAATGTTCCTAACCCATTAGACGTGGCCGACCCTGAAGGATACGCAAGTAACTCAACTATGAGTTATGCCGAAGGCGGTGTTGCTGATTTAGGTTCGTATGCTACAGGTGGTATACCTAATCTTTTAAGAGGCCCTGGTGATGGTGTTAGCGATTCTTTACATGCCACAATTGGGGGGCATCAACCCGCTCGATTAGCCGCTGGTGAATATGTCGTGCCTTCTCGCATTGTATCTGAATTAGGTAATGGTTCTACTGATGCTGGGGCTAAACGTCTTGATGATATGGTTAAAAAAATTCAAGCAGGGCGCAGAAATACTTTAAAGGGCAAAGACTTCGCTAAAGATACCCATGCTTATAAACATTTACCCGTATAATAAAATAAAAGGATATTACTATGGCAGATTCTAGTAGTGGTGGAACTTCAGCGGTAGCAGCAACGGCTCCTACTTCTACAGCGGGGGCATCAGCTCCTGCTTCTTCAGCGGCGGCGGCTCAAGCGGTAAATGCTCTTATAGGAGCTGCGGGCGTTCCAACTAGTGGGTACTATTTTGGTGGGGCTCCAAATCCTTATGCCACAAATGTTAATAATTTAAATAACCCCGTAGGGCTGCCCGCCTCTTTTACTAGCAATACAGGTGGGTTTGGTTCAGCGGGCACTGGCTTTGGTGCAACAGGAGGCTTATCTCCGCAGGCTCTAGTGACTGGCTTTAATGCAGTTAAGTCTAATCCTCAAGCGCTTGCAACGGCTATGCAGCAAAATGGCATAAGTGCTACCGACTTAGCTAATTTAGGGCTCATGTCAAATGAGCAGTATACCCAAACAATGAGACCTAGTTCTAATAGTTCTCAGGCAATAAACCCTGCCCAAACATACCAACCTATTTATGGTTCACAATATCAAAACTACTACGCCCCTGCATATCAGACTTTAGGGTATGGCAATGGGATGGGCTTATATGATACGGGGGCGTATCAAACTAATTTTGGGGGTCTACTATCCTTTTTAGGAGGGGGTAATAACCCTATGGGCAGTTTAGGTACTGGAACCCCAACTTCAACTCCAACTACAACATCGGGCGGATTAACATTTAACGCCCCAACTAATGCACCTTTTGTAGGGCCTACGCAAACTCCAACTAAATCGACAGTGCAGACTCCTGTTGGTGGGACTACTACAACTACACCTACTACAGAAACTACTTATGGCCCACAAAAAATAACGCAATCTGCTATACAGTCGTTTATTACTCAAAATATAAGTAACCCGCAAGCTATTGCTAATGCTGCAACATTATATGGGCTAACCAATGCCGATTTAGCTGCCGCAGGGAAATTTACAATAGACCAAGTTAACGCATTTTTAGCCCCTACAACGGCCCCCAGTACAACTACATCTACTACAGCTAAACCTACAACCACGACTACGCCTACAACTACAACTACAACTACGCCTACAACTACTACGCCTACAACTACGCCTACAACTACTACGCCTGCTGCTACGCCTACAACTACTACGCCTGCTGCTACGCCTACAACTACTACGCCTACAACTACTACGCCTGCTGCTACGCCTACAACTACTACGACTACTGCTAAGCCTACTACAACTACTACACCTGCTGCTACGCCTGCTGCTACGCCTGCTGCTACGCCTGCTGCTACGCCTACAACTACTACACCTGCGCCTACTCCTGCAACGTCAGGAACATTTGGAAGCCAAAATATATCCGCAGCTCAAATAAATAGTTTTGTTAATGCTAATTTGACCAACCCACAAGCTATTCTTACTGCTATGAATCAGTATGGGTTATCTGCCGCAGATTTAGCCACTGCTACAGGATATACTCCAGCACAAGTAAATAGCTTTCTTGCTCCTGCTATACAATCAGCATGGGGTACGCCTACAACTACTACGCCTGCTGCTACGCCTACAACTAATACGCCTACTGCTACGCCTACAACTAATACGCCTACTGCTACGCCTGCTGCTACGCCTGCTGCTACGCCTGTCACACTTTCACCAGCAGCGGCTAATGCTCCAGTAACGGGGCCAACACCTACAGCCGCACAAACAGCTGCTGCACAAGCACAAGCACAAGCCGCTGCACAAGCCCAAGCTCAAGCTCAAGCCCAAGCACAGGCACAAGCACAAGCCCAAGCACAGGCACAAGCTCAAGCACAGGCGCAAGCCCAAGCCCAAGCCCAAGCCGCTGCACAAGCACAGGCACAAGCTGCTGCACAAGCACAGGCGCAAGCTCAAGCTGCTGCACAAGCACAGGCACAAGCCGCTGCACAAGCACAAGCACAAGCACAGGCACAAGCTGCTGCACAAGCACAAGCTGCTGCACAGGCACCTACGCCTACGACCTATGGCAGTCAAAATTTAACTTCCGCACAAATTAGTAATTTTGTTGCCGCTAATATAAGTAGCCCAGAAACTATACTTACCGCTATGAATCAATACGGTTTAAGTCCTGCGGATATTGCTTCAGCTACGGGGTATACTTTAGCGCAAGTAAATAATTTCCTTGCTTCTGCTATGAAATCATCATTGACTTCCGCGCAAATTAGTGATTTTGTTGCTGCTAATATAAGTAGCCCTCAAACTATACTTAGTGCTATGAATCAATATGGGTTATCTGCCGCAGATTTAGCCGCTGCTACAGGATATACTTCAGCGCAAGTGAATAACTTTTTAGCTCCTGCTATAAAAGCATTATGGACTACCGCTAAAACAGGCGGCTTAATAGCATTAAGGAATAAAAGATGAGAGTAGCTCCTGTTGGTATCGAATACATCCATCAAACATGGCCTTTAGTTGAAAAGTATATACAGTCTGCTTTTGACGAAGGGGCATCGGGGGAGATGTTATACACTATGGATAATGTTAGAGCCTATTTAGCATCTGGAGAATGGCAATTGCTAGTGGCCGTTGATGAAAACAACTTAATAAAAGGCGCGGCAACTATAGCTTACACAAATCATCCTTTGCAGAGGGTCGCTTTTGTAACTGCTATTGGAGGCAGATTGATTGCTAATAAAATTCTTTTTGAACAGTTTAAATTAATTATGAAACAGAATGGAGCTACTATACTACAAGCGCATGGTAAGGCTTCTATAGTCAGATTGTGGAGAAGATTAAACTTCACTGCACATAACACTTTAGTGGAGCTTAAATTATGAAAGAAAGTTTTAGTTTATGGAATTTATTTAATTTATTCCAATATAAAAATGGCGTATTAGTATGTAAGTTAGTGCCTACCTTTTTTGGTGGAGGCTCAAGTGGCCCAACACAAACAACATCTACTGTAACACAGTCTACTATTCCTGACTGGCTACGTCCTCAAACTGAAGCACTGCTAGGCGGGGCTACCCAACAAATATTTCAAACAGATAGCAAAGGGAATATCACGGGCACTAATCCTTATGTGCCTTATAGTTCTAATGCTGCGGATTATGTTGCGGGCTTTAGCCCCATGCAACAACAATCTTTTGCTCAAGCAGCTAACATGCAAATGCCCTCTCAGTTTGCACAAGGCAGTAACTTATCTAACACCGCTGGGCTAGGGGCTTTACAAACTGCTAACAATGCTCAAGGTTATGGAACTATGGGGGCGCAAGCTGGCGCTGCCGCAGGTAATTTAGGCACTAATGCCGCAAACATCGCTATGGGGGATGCGGGCAATTTAATGAACGCCGCTGCTACCTACGGCACTCAAGGACAACAATCTGGGTTAGCGGGCCAAAATATTGGCGTTAATGCCGCACAAGCATCAGGACTTAATGCCGCCGTACTATCATCAGGGCTTCAACAATATGGCAATCAATCGGCTAATCTAGGGCAAGCTGCTACTAATTATGGAGTAAGTGGAGGACAAGCAGCTCAAAATGCAGCTAATCAAGCAGCAAACGCAGCCTACGTTTATGGTGCACAAGGAGCGCAAGCTGGGGCGCAGGGGCAAAACTTTGGAATAACTTCTGCTCAGAACGCTCAAAATATGTCCCAAAATTACGGGGCGCAGGGTGCCAACTTAGGGCAACAAGCGGCTAATTTAGCGGGAACTTCTCAAAACTATGGAGCACAGGGTGCTAACTACGGGAACCAAGCGGCTACTATAGGGAATATGGCATTACAAGCGCAGCAAACTGGAAACCAAATAGGAACCCAAGCGCAAAACTATGCAGCTCAAGCGGCTAATGCGGGTCAGAATTTGCAAAGTAATTTGACTAATTCCAATAATGTACAAGCGTACATGAACCCTTATTTGCAGTCGTCATTAGCCCCTCAACTAGCGTTATTGAATCAGCAGTTTGGTATTCAAGACGCGGCAATTAAAGGAGCAGCGTCACAAGCTGGTGCTTATGGTGGTGGAAGACAGGCGGTACAACAATCGTTAAACCAACAAGCTGAAGACTTAGCTAAACAAAAGATGATTAGCGAGGGGTATACTTCGGGGTTTAATAACGCACAACAGCAAATGAACAACGTAGCTGGAGTAGGCTTACAAGGTTTACAAGGGGCTAATCAAAGTTTAAACACCGCATTACAAGGAGGTAATTTAGGTTTATCGGGCATAGGACAAGCTATATCTGGACAGCAGGCGGGTATGCAAGGAGCGGGCTTAGGACTTACAGGTGTTAATGCAGCTAATCAAGCGTATCAAACGGGTATTCAAGGTGCTGGTGTAGGTCTTACAGGCGCTGGGCAGTATGCTAATGCTGGACAACTTGGCTTACAAGGCACTGCTCAAGGTATGCAAGGGGCGGGGGTAGGTCTTACTGGTGTAGGTCAAGCAACTAATGCAGGGCAATTAGGGTTACAGGGTACTCAAGCAGGGTTATCAGGATATAACATAGGGTTGCAAGGGCAAAATCAAGGTATCCAAGCCCTAGCTCAAGGGATAAATGCAGGTCAGTATGCGCTTCAAGGGGCTCAAACGGGACTACAAGGTACTGCTCAAGGTATGCAGGGCGCTGGTGTGGGTCTTACTGGCGTAGGTCAAGCGACTAATGCGGGACAGTACGGTCTTCAAGGTGTTGGGCAGGGTATATCGGGGCTAAACGCTAATATGCAGGGTGCTAACATAGGACTTCAAGGAGTACAAGGGGCGCAAGCTGGGTATGGGCTGGCTAACACTACCGCAGGTACTTTAGGTAATTTAGGTACTAATCAATTAGCCGCACAGCAAAGCATTATAAATGCTCAGAACGCTATGGGTACTCAGCAACAAACTCAACAGCAAAACATTATTAACGCCGCTATTAACAATTATGCCAATGCTCAACAATACCCAATGCAGCAGCTTAATTCTTATAATGCTCTATTAAGAGGATATGCCGCACCGACAACAGCAAGTACTACTTATGCCCCCGCTCCAAGCGCACTATCTCAACTAGGTGGGTTAGGAGCTACTGCGTTAGGTGTTGCTGGCGCATCAGGAGCGTTTAAGAAAAAAGGTGGGGTAATTAGAGAGCAAAAATACGCAAGTGGCGGGTTAGTTGAATTGGCAATATCTAAAGCGATAGGAGCATAAACATGATAGGTAGCGTGGCAAATTTACAGAATGACGCTCAGCATTTGTCTGTACAACAACTTCAGCAAGCTATGCGGGATGGCTCATTACCTGCCTATATAGGCATGCCCATTCTTCAAGATAAAGTACAAAAAGAAAAACAAGCGCAGATTGCCATGCAAGGGCAGCAAGCCGCTCCGCAATCTATTGCCCAACAGATTGAAGGCGAAGCACAAAACTTACATAGGCCACAAGCGCCTATGCCGCAAGGTGTTAATTCATTGCCTAGTAACTTACCTGAAGAATACGCTCAAGGTGGAATTATTGGTTTTGCAAAAGGTTCTCAAGTTCCAGAATCACGCGCCCAAACAATTGGTGAGTTAATAGAAGAAGCAATGCAAAGAAAATTAGCCTCAGAATATAACCCTACTGGTTGGACACCCGAAGCAGTCGAAAGTTACCAGCCTTGGGAGAGACCAATTGCGAGTAGAGAGCTAGCTCCATATACTGGTCAAGGCACACCAGAATACCCAGCATCTAAATGGGTACCAGGACAAAGAGTTCCTGATGAGAATGTAATACGTCTAGGTGATATGAATAACCCTACCCCTACGGGAACACCAAGACCTCCACAATTTCAAAGTGTCGCTCAAGGTAGCCAAGTTGGCGCATATACTCCACCAACAGAAAGTGTTTCTCAGCCACAAGGTATTAGCGGTTTGTTAGGTAAAGACGCAGTAAGTGGGGAATATATACCTAATGCTGCGCAAAATCAAAGCCGCCTTGGTTACGAACGAGCCCCTATCGAAGGGGAAACAGTGCCTCTTAAATATGGTAAGACACAAAAAGAATATGAAGAAGCTATGAGGAAATGGCGAGCTGATAGAGCTGAGCGTGCAAAATATAACGCTAACGCTGGGCAAGAGTTTGAACAAAAACTTGCTGACGCAAAAGCCGCCACAACGGGAGAACCTATTGGAGTAGAACCAATTGCCGAACCAAACATAAGTGTTGGAGAAAAAGGCATTAATTTAAAACAGTTAGGGGGGGCTAGTTTAAAAACATTAAGTGCCCTTAGTCTTCCCGACTTAATAGATACTGTTACTGGGCAACCAGCCGATAAAGAAGATTTGGATAAATACGCCGCTATTAAAAAAAGCCAAGGCATAAAGGGCGTACTACAAGAGATGAATAGGGCAGTGGCAACTAGTAATGCAGATATAGCAAATAAAATACAAGGTGACGTAATATCCCCCACTAAAAATTGGCTGCAAACTCAATGGTCAGGAGAAGAAGGGCAGCAAGCTGCTATTGCAAGAGCTAATGCCGCCGCTGCTGAAAAACATGGTGTTCCTGTTGAGGTAATGAATGGGCTGTCAGCCACAGAATCTAGTAACAATCCTAATGCTGTAGCTAAAGGTAGCAGCGCGGCAGGGGCGCATCAAATCACTAAAGGTACATGGAACGACTTTGGCACAAACGATTTAAATGATAGGTTTAATCCTTTTATAAGTGCAGATATTGCGGGTGGTATTATGGCGCGTAACATAGCCAAATACCCTAATGACCTTCAAAAAGCAGTAGCTGCGTATCATTTAGGATCAAATGCTGCTGAAGATAGATTGGCTGCGGACACTGCATATACAAATAAAGTGTTGGGTCAGGCTCCACAACCACAGCCGCAACCGCAACAAGGGATACAAACGCCTTTCGCTATACCCGAAGCGCCACAGCAAAATTATAGTATGCCTGACTTCAGCGCTTTAAAACGTCCTGAAACACCTGCCGCTGAATACCAAAAACAAATGCAACAAGCTCTAGGGGATAATGTAGGTCTTGGGGCTATTAAAGATAAACTTGCTAAACTAGAAGAAGAGGGCGCATCGGCAAAAGAAAAAGCCCCTTGGATGGCTTTAATGCAAGCAGGGTTAGGAACAATGGCGGGAACTTCTCCATTTGCTTTGACTAATATAGGACAAGGCGGTATAGCTGGACTAAAAGCCTACACAGAAGCGCAAGACAAATTAGATAAAGGTGAAGAGAAACGCCTTGAAATAGAAAGCCAATTAGCCAATGCCCAACGAGCAGAACAAGTAGCCGCTTGGAAATACGGCGTTGATAGTAATAAAGCTGACGTAGCTGAAAATAAAGCTGTTGGGTTAGCCGAGGCTAAAGCTAAAATAGACGCTCAACAAAACAAAAACAAAGACGCATTGGATTTATATAAAGCACAGTTAGGTGTCCCTGCGGAGCAAGCAAAGGCTGCTTACTACAATGCTCATGCTGCTCAACAACCCACTGCTGCTAATTTATCTGACTACGAGGGGGCTAAAAAAGTAGCGATGGATAATCCTACCGCTCCACAGTATGCAAAATATTTTAAAACTGACCCATCGGGTAAACCTGTTTGGGATGAGTTATCGTTCCGTTCTGATTACTCTAAAAAAGAAGTTATTGATAAAACGCCAATTGCTGATTTGTATAAAATAATTAGCGAATCGTATGACCCGCATATGGTGGACTTAGCAACAAAAAAACTTCAAAATGTTTTAGGTGATAATAAAGCTCCACAAGTTGGAGTAAAAGAAGGTTGGAAAGTAACTAGAGACTAGGAAAATATTAATGGCCGTATATAAAGTTCAAGACCCGCAAGGAAATAATTATACTGTTGAAGGCCCTGATGGAGCTTCAGATGAAGAAGTCTTATCCCAAATCCAAGCTTATAATCAACAACCTTTACCCGCTGAAACTAAAAAGCCCTCACTAGGGGAACGCTTTAAAACAGGCGTACAAGAAACATTAGAAGGATTAGGCACTGCTATTCAAGCGCCTTTTCTTTCTAATGAAGAATTAGCTCAAAGATTTAAAGAGCATCAAGCTAACCAAAAACCATCTGCTGGTAGTCTTGAAAAAGTACAGCAAATTGCTGAAACCCAAGGGTATTTACCTGCTGGTAAAGAAGCTTTATCACAAGTTCCTGGAGTTGTTGCAGAACAAGGGGGCAATTTAGGTGCGGTAGGTGCGGGTGCTTTAGGCGGTGCTGCGTTAGGTTCTGTTGTTTTTCCAGTTATAGGCGCCCCGATGGGTGCGTTAGCTGGTGCGGGAGCAGCTCTGTTTGGAATATCTGCTGGTTCTAATATTGAACGTCAAATATCTGAGCAGTTAAAAAACAATGAAAAGGTTGATCCTAATTTATTAGCCGCTTATGGTACTGCCGCCGTGCAAGCGGGTATTGATGTTATTGGCGGCCCTGAAAAGTTTTTTGTAGAACAGTTTGGCAAAGTCGCAGGCAAGCAATTAACAGAGCAATTTTATAAAGAAGGGCTCGGCAAAACCATTGGTATGGGTATTGCTAAAAATATAGCCACAGAAGTACCTACTGAAATTGGGCAACAAGCGCTAGAACGTGCCCAAGCACGACTACCCGTAACTGGTGATGAAGCTATTAAAGAATATGGACAAGCGGGCTATCAAGCCTCACTAGCATCCCCTATCGGTGCGCCTATCCGCATGTATGAAAAAGGGCAAGCTCAAACAGAAGTAGCTAATCAGCAAGCTGAAGAACAACGTAAGGTCGAAGCGCAGCAAGCTGAACAAGCAAAGCAAGATGCCGAGCAGCAGGCATACTATGCGGATATAGCTAGCCATATTAAACCTAATGAGACTTCTTTACAGGACGTTATTAATCGACAAGTAGAAGCTGCTTCACAGCTTTCAGACAAAGATAAAAAGCAATACGCTAAAGAGTTAGAAGCTCATGCTAATGAACCGTCGGGTCAACTAACACACGATGAGAACGGGCATGAAGTGCCTTTAAGTAATTGGGACGTTTACTACCGTGACCATGTAGCGCAAATAGACGCTGCTAAAAAAGAACAAGATGCTCTTGAGGCTGCACATGGACAAACTACCATTCCTGGCATAGAGCCTGTTGTACAACCCGTTTCAAATACAGCAGAAGCTCCTGAAGCGGTTAACGAACAAACAGCTGCTGAATATTTATCAGGGTTAGACACTCGTTTTACAAACCCATCTCAAATAAAAAAGGCTTTAAAAGATACTGATTACAGCGCTCTAGGCCCTAAAAAAATATTAGACATTTATAAAACTCTTCCTAAACAAGAGTCGGTATTTGGTGAAGAAGGAAAACTAAACCAAGCTGTTAAACCAGAAGAGCAGGTAATAAAACCTGAAGGACAAGTAGCAAAACCTGAAGAACAAGCGCAAGCTGTTAGACCCGAAGAGCAAGCAGTATTTGATTTATTTAATGAAGATTTGTTTAAAGGGGCTGAGGAAGAAAAACAAAAAAATGATCTTATACGAAACAACATTGTTTCTTTTTTAGACAATCACGCTGATTCTGAATTAAAAAGAGCCGAAGAATTAGCGGCTAAAAAATATAAAAAAAATACAAATATTATTGATTTTGAAGATAAATACCACCCTTACTCAGATAAAGGGGCCATGTCTATTGAAAATATCAATGAAAGCAAGCGACAAAAAATAATATCACAATATAAACAAAATGCCAATTCTGCAAATAAACTTGCTGAAAAACTACGTTTAAAAACATTGTCTATACAAAAATTAGATGACGAATTAAAAAGAATTGAAGACTTAGTTAATAGCAACCAACTTGACGTCCCAGAAAGTTTTAGTAAAAAAGGTTTTAGTAAAGACGATTTTATAATGAGCCTATTCTCTAGCAAAGTTCTTAATGACTCTTACGGAACTTTTGGCAAAAATAGTCTTGCCCAAAAAGTAGTTGCCGAAATTAAAAAAGCTAGAACTCCATCTGAAAGCACATACTCAATAGCCCCAACAGAAAGTGCTACGCCTCACACTTCTGAATCATTAGCTGGATCATTATCTCCTGAAATGAAGAAGCTTGTTGCTTCTGGCAAAGCCGTTATGCATGATACACAAGAAACATTGCCTGGTGAAAATCATCCTGCAAACGTGCAAGGTATGACTACTGCTGATGGTGTTACTCATTACGTTGCTAATAAACTTACCCCCGAAACTATACAGAATGTTGCTCTGCATGAAATGGGCGTGCATGTCGGTATGGAAAAAATGGTAGGGTCTAAAGTTTGGGAAAATATTAAGAATCAAGCTATGACTAACCAAGGTAAAGCATTTGATGCAGCTCGCGCGGCTATACCTAAAGATACCCCCGCTCATTTACACGCAGAAGAAGCACTGGCCTATCTTGTAGAGAAAGCGCCTAACCTACCTATTGTGCGTAGGGTAATATCTGCTATTCGTAACTGGGCGCGTACCACATTAGGAGCGAACTTAAAACTTACTGAAGCTGACGCTCGACATCTTGCGACTAAAGCCTTGCGTAAAGAAGCAAATACATCTGAAAGAACCGCTCGTAATGGGGACACACGCAGCTCAATACAAACACCACAAAACGATGCCGACTTAAGAGCGGCTACAGAAGTTTACGCTACGCCAAAGCCCGCAAAGAAAACCTCTGCTACTGATAGAGCCCTTGCTGCTGGTAAATATGTTTCTGAAAGCCCCGTGTCTCAATTAGTTGATGACCTTAAAGGCGGGTTAGATAAGTTTAGAACACAGGTAGCTAGTTCAGGTTCACCTATCCAACGTGAATATCAAAAGCGTTTTAAAGGTGCGTTGACTAACCCATTGACTAAAGAAATCAGTGGGCATTTTCTAATGGATCAAGCAGCAGACTCAGCAAAATTTACATTAGCTGCGGCTCAACAAGGCAGGCCTGTTATTGAGGATGGGGTTGTTAGAATAGAAAAAGATGCTAACAACTTAGATAATTTACAGGCGCTCTATAAAAAATTAGCAGATCGTATTGGTTCTCGTAGTGATGCTGACCACGCAGCGTCTGCTTATTTACAAGCCCAAAGATACCAACACCTGTTAAATAGAAATGCTGAAATACAAGGGCAAATAGACGCATTAGGAACTAGCGCTTCAGCCAAAAGTAAGGTCGAAAAACTTAAAAAACTACTTGTCAAAGTGACTCCTGAACAAGCCGCCGCTATTGATAGCGGTTTAGCATACGGTGAAAGACATCCTGAGATTAAGCAAATAGCTGATATGTGGAAAGCTATTAAAGATGGTATTGTCGATTTTCAAGAAAATACAGGGGTTATAAGTAAAGAGCTCGCAGATAAATACCGTGCTGATTCTGCCTATGTTCCCTTATATAGAGTGATTGACGACATAGAAAAAACAAATCCAGGCTACCGATCTAAAGTTATGGGTATTGCTGGCGTTAATGCTGAAAAGCATTTTACAGGTTCTGATAGAGATGTGCATGATGTGTTTGCTAATATGGTGCAGCGTGTCGCATGGGGTATTCAAAGCGGGCTTAGGAATCACGCTAACCAACGAGTTGCTGAAGATTTAGGCGTAGTCGATGACGAAGGTAACACTGTATACCATAGCGCACCGCCAAAAGATAGGGCGAGTTACTCCGCTCCAGTATGGATAGAAGGTAAGCAAAAATGGGTAGAGTATAGTGATCCTTCAATGGTCACTGCTATAAAAGGCATAGAACCTATTGCCCATCCTATTATTACTATGTTTGGCAGTGCAAGTAGATTGCTGCGTATGAGTGTCACCTCTCTGCCTATGTTCCAAGTAATTATGATAGCCAAGGATGCTCCAAGAGCGGCAACACAATCAGGGGTAAATAAACCTTTTGAACTAATGGGGCGTGTTGTCAAGAACGGCTTTACCCTTTACGCAGATATGCTGAAAGGAAGAGAAAACGAAATAGTCAAAGAAATGGCTAGAGCAGGGGTTACTGGTGGGTATTCTCAAAATCCTCAAGAATTATCAGCGCATATCAACAGGAAATATAACCAAGAAGCTAATACGTTGGTTCAAAAGTTTTTAGATAAAATCGAAGAGATTTCTGCTATTTCTGATTTAGCACAACGCAAGGCTATATACGAACAGACTTTAAAAGAAACTGGCGATAAGATTTTAGCGGAAGATCGAGCAAGGAATATTGTAAATTGGAATCGTCATGGGGCTGACCCTATGGTTAGGGTGCTTGCTCAAACAGTGCCTTTTATGAACGCTTATATTCAGTCAATGGATGTGTTGTTAAACACTATGAATGGCACGGGTATTAGTGCTAAAGAAAAGTCTATTGCTAGAAAAGAGTTCTATAGAACCGCTATGAATCTATCCATACTATCTTTTGTATATGCTATGGCTGTAGGTGGGGATGACGAATACCAAAAAATGAACGACAAAGATAAAATCAACAATCTTGTTATTCCTGGAATAGGTAAGATTCCTATAGCGTCTGAAGTTGGGTTTTTATATAAAGCGTTTCCTGAAATGTTGTATCAGTATGTGTCTCGTGAAGATACTAAAAACCCAATGGACGCGACTAAACTACAGAGCGCTTTGTGGAACTCTTTTGCTAATGCCGTGCTAAGTCCTAACATGATGCCACAACTAGCCAAACCCGCAATTGAGGCTGCAACTAATCACAGCTTTTTAACAGGTAATGAGCTTATCGGCCCTCACTTAAAAGACAAAGAAGCTGCACTACAGTTTAATGAAAGTACCTCTGAGCTTGGCAAGTTGCTAGGCTCTACAGGACTTATTGCTCCTATTAAAGCTGACCATTTAATAAAAGGCTACGGTGGCACATTAGCCAGCTTAACCCTAATGCTGACAGATGCTATTGTGGATCAATTCTCTGATGTTAAACGACCCGCACAATCTCTTTATAAAAACCCAATTATAGGATCATTTGTTAATGACCCACGTTATAAAGACCAAATAGACAGCTACTATGACCTATTAGAAGAATCTAATAAAGTTGCGGGTAGCTTAAAAAGGCTAAAAGACTTAGGGCGTGTTGACGAAGCTAAAGAGTATCAAGCGGAGCATAAAGATATGCTTAGAACACGATCTCAAGTACTTAGCTTACAAAGGCAAATGACTACGCTTAGAGCCCAACACGTTAAAGTAGTTAGCGATCCTAACCTAACCGCAGATGAAAAAAGACAAAGGTTAGATGCCCTAGAAGAGCGTATGGGTAAGGCTACTCGTAATATTAATTTGCTTAGAGTTAAAGCTGGAATGTAAAAAAGCCCCGCGTAAAGCGGGGCAAGAACCACGGAGAAACACTTAATAAGCGCAATGCCATAGTACCACGCATTGCCCCGTTGTCAATGATGTAAATAGTCGGTAGTCAGTTTAGACGAGTCTAGCCAAAGTACAGGAACTGGAACCCCCGCAGCTTCCGTATTCTCAGCTAACCGCTTGCGCGTTTTAATACTTATCACAACACCCTTACTTTCTATATCGGAATAAAAACTACGCACTGGGATTCTGCGTTCTGCACACCATCGTTCTAAGGCGCTCTTTGCTATGAACATGTGATTATTATCGGGTTCAACACGTACAACTAATGCCCCCATAGCTTCTTTAGTAGGCCTCTCATTTAAAATGAGATCATTAATAGTTACACTGCCCCCATTAACAACGATAACATTTCTATTATGCTCATTTAAAAACCGCCCTAGCACTGCCATAGAATCTTCAGAGCTGCACTCTTTTACTGTGTCTTGAATATTGCCTAATGTACGCACCCCCCACTGCATTACAGACTCGATGTCTATATCATGAAGACCCAACTTTTTAGATATTTCAGCTCCAGTAAAAGCTGCTGCACAACATGCTGAGTAAAACCGAGCTTTGCTTTTAAATCCTGCGCGTTTATCAAATGCTCGTTGTATCTCATCCATGCGAGCAATGACTGCGGGTAAATTCTCCACTACGTACTCCATATATACTTCCCCTGCCATACCATAGTTTTCAGGCAGTATACGTTCGTACCACACGTCAGACTCTTCCTTAGTCATGCTCTCATCATCATCTATAGCTATCTCCATAATACGGTACATTTCCCCCTCTACAGAAGATTTGTGGCTTTTAAGTGTATCGTATAAGCTGTTGTTGCCTGATGTTATAGCGATAGTATCCCAAGAAGTTTTATTTTTACGTAGGGTGTTGGTATGAGATGACATACGTTCTTTGCCCTTATTCTGAGATATATCAAACACGAAGTCACTTAACTTGTCTGGATCCATATTAGTTATCTCGTCTATGAGTAGGGGCAAATGGCGTAGTATACCGAACCTGTGAAACTTAGCGTTAGTAGTATCTTTGGTAAGCATAAGAGTATCTTCTGGATGCCCCCAAATACTACCCGCCATTTTCTGAACGGTTGTTTTACCCACACCAGAAGCTGAGTTAGTGAGATGCACCGTCATACTGCCTAAGTTTAAAAAGTTATATAGTGGCGCACCGAAACCAACGAACAAACCAAATGCCCTAGCCTCATTACCTTTTTTAGCATATAGGTTAGCTACACTTTTCCATACCTCTAGTGTCCCCACGCGCTGATACAAAGGAGTTACTTCATCTGCAACGGCAGAAGTAGGGCTAAATAGTATGCCTTTACCTTGAGCTATTTCACGATTGCCCATAACAAAGCTAGTATTATCATCATGCCACCCGAATTGTGCCCTTGCTTGTTCTGGCTTACCCGCCTTTTTCTCCAGCATCTCAATCCAATCCATAAAATATTGTTGTAGTAACCCTAAGCTTCTAGGGGATATAGCCTTATAAACACCATGAAAAGATAATATCTCTTGGCACCTATCTCTCTTGCCTATATCAGTTAAGGGCATAATAAACTCTATGACCTTTTTAGGCTCATTGAGTCCTTGAGAAGCAATATGTACTATCTGTACCGATGACCCACTGCAATGCGGATCGTCTAAACGCTTTTTAACCCAAAGGTCATTTTCATAAATAACATCTTCCGCCTGCTCATTAGAGGCATCCTCTTCGTCTTGGTTCTCTATTGATAACTTGACGACACCTCCTGTCGCGCGTCTAGCCCACCCATAAGGATAGGTGTGAGGGGCTTCCATGGTTACGTTCTGTTTTAACCCTTCATGCACTACGTCTTCTAATACATTGTCCGTAGGAGTAGCAAGTTCTGTATATTTCCCTAATTGAATAGGGCTTGTAATTTTTCCTTTGTGGAGACATCCTTTGCATCCATCTGGCTCTAACTGCTGAAATTGTAAGCAAGTGCGTGGCCCTTTAAAGCGATCTGCTTTAGCTTCGGTTAACCCTTCGTCATACCCAGGATGCCCCTTAGACATTATGTGTATGTATTCAGCACTGTCTGTACATGCTTTGGCAATAGAAAGGACTGCCCACCACATAGGCTCGCCTAACGTAGCTCTATTTTTATAAGCGTCTAGTATCTGTGGGCATCCCGCGCAGCGTTCAAATATTTTATTTTTAAAACTGACTTCTTCATTACCCTCTTTATCAGTGATAATGGTTTTTACTTTTTCTTGATTAGTTACATACTTATGACTTTTACGTAAGATTATTTCAAACTTACTAGGCGACTGCTCGCCATTGCTCATTAAGCTTTTAGTTAATTCGTCAGCAGATGTTAAGTTATTATGCGATATAGCAGGCGGTATCTTCGCTGAAAAGTCTGCAAAAGATATAGGCGCTGAAGCATTTCTAACTAATACGGGTTTCTTTTTAAGTGGGTCTTTAGTATTGAAAGTATCAGGCACCCGTAAAATACGCGCCCCATCTCCAGTAACACTATTATCTGCATGAAAGCCCAGCTCTTGTGCTTTTTCTTTTAGTCCAATACCTACGGGTTTCCATAAGTCATAAGGCACATCTTCTGTTAAAAACCAATATGCATGGATACCATTACCTGAATCTACTAATGTTGGTATAGGCAGTTCTACGTGCGTACAAAACTCATACAGGGCTTTAACTCCTTCGTTTTTAGTTTTGTATGTCTTAGTTGCACCACAATCTATATCGACAAAAAATGATCGGTGATAAGCGATATTAGATACGCTCGCTTGTTTAGTATTATCTACAAAAGCTGGAGTGCCAAAATACACCTCGCGGCCTTGTTCTAACAACTCTCCTATAAAAGCATCGGCTTGATCTAGGGAGCTAAAAAATTTGGATATGGGCAATCCACGAGTCTGGTCGTAATACAGACCTCTTATATTGATGTAACCCGTTGGGCCAAACATCTTATTAAAAAACTCTCTCCGTGTCATAACCTTGCCTGTTTAAATTAGAGGGTAAAAAAGGGGGCTACGCGCCCCCTTACACTAGACTAAAGTTTTTAGTCTTCGTCATCGCCCCATTGATTTAATACGTCAGCTAGGTCTTTAACTACGGGTGCTGACTTCTTTTCTCTAACGGTAGGTGCTTTTTCTTCTTCAGGTTGTGGCTCACGAAATAAAGGAGCAGCAGGTTTTTCAAAAGGCAACTCTTTATCTTTTTTAGCTTGGCCATCTATTGCGCCAGGATTATTAGACACTGCTTGAACCGCTGCTGGGCTTTGCCCCTTTTCTACAGCAATAGATATTTCTTCTATGCTCAAAGGTTTAACCGCACGGAATGTCAGCTTGGGAGTAGCCGAGCTAGTATCAAAACGAATTTCAGTTACTACACTTGAAATACTTAGCCCATTACCGCCTAAAAATTTAGCGTAGGCTTCTAAAGGCATTTTACCATTATCCGCTTTGCCAAAGATAGACTGCGCTGGCAGTATCAATTGGTAAATATCGCTATCTTCTGTTGGCTGCCCTAACACTACGGCTAGTCTACGACTAAAACGGCACGCTCTTGATGTACCTTGACCAGAGCCTGCTATATTTTGCGGGCATACTGCACAGGCACTTGCTTGTGCTTTCTCAGAAGAAGCATCAGGTTTAACACCATCATTAGACCAGCAAGACGGTAGTACCACCTCACCTTCTTTAAAAGTATCTGCATAATATGTCCTGCTAGTTTTAGGCGCTGCGTTAATAATAACTAAGTCCATAGAGCGGTCTTCGTTTTTCATAACTTCTTGACCATCTACGATCATTCTAAAGATGCCGCCCTTAATAGAAATGCGCTTGTTGTTTACACCACTTCCACCCATAAGACTTTTAGTTAGTTCATCTAAAGCACCTGTACGTAGATGTGCAGGGATTACCGCTGATGACTCACGGAATAAAGACATTTCATTTGACATTTTATATGCTCCTAATTGTATTTTGTTGGATTATTAAATCGGCTAACTCTGCTTTGTTGTATAAGTTTTTTCCACTTAGTCCTTTACGATAAGCCTTTATTAGCCCTTTATTTCTGAGAGTGGCTAGCTTCTGTCTGCTTACCTTAAGCAAGTCGAGTACTTCCACAGTGGTTAGCCACTGGTCATCAGTGAGGGGGTTATCATAGCCCTCGTTTACTACATCGTCAATTATCACTTTACTACCTCCTATTTGGATTTACGGACTGACACGGTATATCTGCTGTCACTGTTGAGCCCTATGGGCAATTGGTCTGGGTTTTCTTCTAAGAATTTTTTAATATTTGTCTGGTGAATACGCTGCTCCATCAAGTACATAGCATCGTTATCTTTTATAAACTGGAACATGTTTGCCCAGTCACTAGTCCAATAACGAGTCTTTATGGTACGGGTCACCGTACCGTGCTTTGTTTTGATGTTGTCTGCACCTATTTCTTTAAGCATTTCTTGCAGCTTGTCAGACACCATGTCTTGCTGGGTCTTTAATTCAGTATCTAACTCTTCAAATGCTTTAAGTGCTTGCGCACGTTTGTCTCTAAGCTTTATGTATATGGATACTAGCTTGTCTGCGGTTATTTCTGTCATAGTGGTCTCCGATTGTCTCTTACGAATATCGTAAGGTGGTGTAAATATAGCAAAGTTTTTCAGGCTTGTCCAATTATATTTTTATACATATCAAGTAACGTAGTTTGCGCTGCTGTTTTACTAGTAAGATTTGTATAAAGTGTCCGTTCTACTTGGCTGCCTACTAAATGCACTACCGTGCAATGGTTCTTTTGCCCTGCCCTATGTACTCTAGCATTGGCTTGTAGATAAGTTTCAGTGCTTGTTATCGGCCCCCACCATATTATTGTGTTAGCTGCATGTAAAGTTATGCCATGAGCTGCGGCTTTGGGTTGAATAATCAGTACCTGTATATCTTTTGTTGTTTGAAAGTCTGTAATTATTTTAGCTCTGTTGGTAGCTGATATGCCCCCATGAATAATATCTGACGTTATGCCCAGTGAATCTAAATGGGTTTTTATAGTAATGATCCCATGCTTAAAATTAGCAAATATTAATACCTTATGGCTACTCTGCTCTATTATGCTCGTCATTTCTTTAAGCTTTGCTGAGCAATCAAACTCTACTACTTCCCCAGTATCGCTATAGACCGCCCCTGAACTAATCTGCAATAGCTTATTCATTTTTACCGCAGCATTGACCGCGCTAACTTCTTCTCCAGCCGCTTCAAATAACATTTCTTTTTTCAAGATGTCATAATATTTCTTTTGCTGTGAAGTCATAGGAGTGTCCCGCTCCACATAGGTTAACTCTGGTAAGTCTAAACATTCTTCTTTGGTGTATCGTATAGCGGGCTGTAAAACTTTGAACACGGTAGCTTGTGCATCGGTACGGGGGATGTATTTAAACTGAGTTAGCCGCAACATAACCTGATCTTTAAACGCTCCTATATATTTAGGCACGGAATTAGGATTGAGCATTTTGGCTAGCCCGTAAGCATCCATTGGTGACTGCGCAGCAGGTGTACCTGTTAATAGCCACATCCAAGTATTAGGTGTGATAAGCGAGTTTAAAGTTTTCCATCGTCTGGTAGTGGGTATTTTTAATGCTGAGGCTTCATCGCATACAATTAAATCAAATTTACCTTTTGCTATATCGTTAACTACTATCTCTATGCCGTCATAATTTATGATGACAAATTCTGCATCGGACTTTAACACTTTAATTCTTTTATTTTTTGAACCATGAGCTATATCTACTTTTCTGTGCATAGCTGTTTTAAATAGATCAGCTCTCCATGCAGTGTCCATAATAGACAAAGGGCAAACAATTAAAACACGGCTAATAATTTTTTTTGATAACAGATAGTCTGCCGCCCAAGCTACGCTCATAGTTTTCCCGGTTCCCATATCGTTCAGGCAAAACGCTCGTTTGTTTAAAGTTAAAAAAGAAGCTGTCGTTCTTTGATGGTCAAAAGGTTTATACATACCTGGCCATTCGTATTGCCCTTCTATAGGGGAAGGCGCTTTTTTAAACCCTAGTTTGTGTAAGATAAAGGTGTTAGTTAATGTCCATTTAACAAGGACTTCGTACCCTACATCGGGTACTTCCCGTATTACTTTAGACTGCTCTATAACGTCAGTTATTTTATCTGGGTTACGGGTACGGATAAGCAGTGCTTTATTGTCTATAATTTCCATGATAATCCTATGCGCCAATCACTTACGGTGATGAATCGAGTTTAATTAAAGGTAGTCTTTTTCTTCTTCGTCCTCTGTTTTTAACAGATCAAGCAAGGGCGGTTTAACTATATCAGCGCTCATTACCCACCCTCTGACTTTATTATTGCAGTACTTTCTTTCTCTCTTAGCTATGCGCCAAGTGAACTCACACAGAGCGTCTATATTACGTTCTATTAGCTCTTCGTTTAATCCTGAGTCTTTGGCTAACTGTCTTACTGATCTAGTTTTTATTATCATTTTGGCTTGTCGTATTTATTTTTAGGTTTACCGTCAGCATCTCTGGCAAAAGTTCTATTCTTTTTAGCGGGGGCTAAAAATGTACCGTCTTTATTAGAACCGCCTTTAGCTAAAGATTTAACGTGGCATACATCTTTGCCTGTACGATCTACACCTTTTTTATCTAAGGCACGTCTAGCGCGTTGTCTCTCCATGCGAGCTTCAAAGGCACCAGGCTTTGCTTTTTCTAATGCGCGTTCATGAGTATAGTCACGTTTTTTAGTCACTGCTTAACACCTTTTTGTTTAATAAGTCCATTACTTTAGCTGCGTAATGCTCTCTATCTTTAGAACTATTCTTGGGGTCATTATATAGAGCTAAAAGCTCTTTTATTTCTTTGCTCATTATGTACCTCGCTAATTAATATAGGGTAGTGCGGCCTGTGATGAGAAAAAAAATGTAAATTACCACACCCGCACTCTCGGAATTTGTAAGGCCAATCACCCGATAACCGCCATTTACACCCTTGCCACTGTCTGTGTTAACAAGGGTTTGCAAATTACTTATTCTTCCCATTATGGGAGCAGCTTAAAGTGCTGCACCACTGCCTACATAGCCCATTAGGTTTAGGATTGAAAACACCTGTATTATAGGCTATTTCTCTTTGAGTCAATAGCTCACTGTAAGTATTAAAAATGTCTAACCCATTAGCGGCTGTGAAGTCTTCTTTAATAAACTCTTTAGACACCACAAACAGTAAGGATGTTTTTATCTTTTTAATCTCTGGATGTTTTAGAAATAGTGCAGCCGCCATAAGGGCAAGCTGTTTTATATCCGCATACTTAGCACTTTTGCCTGATTTGTAATCTACTATCCAAGCCCTATCTCCATCAAGGATAACCAAGTCTGCCACACCCCTAAACCAAACAGAAGCATCGTCAAAATCACAGTACTCCAATCTTCCTGCATCATTTTTTTTGATTCCTACTTTTAATTCGCATAGCTTTTCCCCCGATATTTTATTCAAATTATCTAAGTAAGGTTTAATAAAAGCAAACCTAGCGTCAATCTCTTTACCATCCCTTATGTATTCTTCAGCAGCTAAGTGCAGTTGCACCCCATACAGGGTGGCTTCAGTCTCTTGATACCCTACTTCCTTAGTGACCCTTTCGGACTCATACTTTTTAGGGCAAGTACTAAATAATTTTATTGAACTAAATGACCATGCTGGGGGGTTTGCCATATTATCCTGCTTCTTTTAATGTCCTACCAAATGCCCCCTCAGCGCCTAGTGGTATGCCAGGCATCCATGCTGGTTCTTTGCACAGCTCTGCAATAATAAAGTCTAAGGCTTTTTGGGCTTCATCTTCAGGAACTACACAATAACAACTATCATGGATAGTTAGGGCGATCTTATAGCGCTTGGTGATTCTCACCATCGCTTCTCCCATTATACACCTTGCTAAAGCCTGCACACAGTTATGCACAATAAAAGGCCCCGTTTTCCCAAGAACTACAAAACGAGTTAAAGGCCCACAATCCATTATGTCGTAAACTTTTCTTTCTTGTTCGCGAAGTCTGGTTTTCTTAACAACTCCTCTAAAGGCCACCCCGCTTTTAATCTGTTGTATATAGTAGTACGCCCTATACCCGATTGTTTTGATAAAGTTGGCACATCTATTCGGATAGTGTTTCTTTTGTTCATCATGTTCTGCCTTGGCGTTGTCCAATGGCAGTTCTCTTTGTAATACCCTAAATTGTTGTCTATTCGATCTAATTGCAGCCCCTCCTTGTAGGTGTCCTTCATATCCTCCCAAAAATTTTCGAATGATACCTTCCATGCTTCGCACACTAAAATTCCCCTCCCCCCATAGTTTGCAAAGGCCTTGTGATTCTTGTTCCCACATCGTTGTTTCATACTGTCCCATACATGATAAGCTAAATGCTTGCTCATTCCATGAGTGCGGTTTTTTTCTGCTACTAATCTTTTGGAAGCGCATCCACAATTTGGAAGCCCTCCCCTTTTTATCTCCTTTTTTACATCGCTCCCTGACTTTATGCAGGGATTTCCACAAGCGCACAAAAAATTCCAGTGTCTTTTTTTCCCATTTGAGTGCGCCGCAGATGTCGTTAAGAGTAGACCAAATGTCTGGCCTGTAAGGTCTTGGGTTCGATGATGCAGTTTTCCATCCTTCATTTGTTAATACCTCATGGTCTGGAGTCATAAATACCCCATCTATACTAACACATGATTGTACAGATTGAAACACCACTCCCCTATGAGATACAAATGAATCCCCATCATGCACTTTGTCTCGTAAGGTAACTGTCTCTATAGCCTTCCATCCTGAATCAGTAAGTACTAATGTCCCTTCAGATAAGCAATTTTGCACAACTTTTCCAGAATATATCTTACGGCGCGAACCTCTATGGCTAGCGTACGTCCACTCCGTACCTGTCTCGGTGCGCATTTCTTTTAAATCAGGGTATTTTAAATAGAGGCCTGAGGGCAACAACACTCCCCTCCTGCCCGCTACAAGTAAGTTAATCGTGCCAAAGGTTGCCGCTACATTGTCGCGCATATCTTTTAATACTTGCCCCCCCTTAGCCCACGTATTTTTAACCTCGCTAAACTCTTCCCTGTATAAGTCTACAATGCGTGTTGCCTCTGCCGCACCTATATCTGTGCCCGACATAGCTCTAATAGACTCTCTTAACTTAGCTGCCCCTGTGCCAAAGCCAAGCCCAAGAACACAATTTAGGACTAGCACATTTCCAGCGGTGAATCGTTTTCTAGGCCCTGCGTCTAATATGTCATAGACTCTAGCCTTGCTTTTAGCACTTTCCAATTTTTGCGCTTGTTGTGCACTGACTCCCATGCTTGTTGTATTATGTCTTCCCCTGTCAACCCTAAACGCACATACTTTCGAACCGTGGACATTTGAGTGTAGGGGTTTTCGTTCCATAGCGCGGCTAGAATTAACGCACCTTTCCAATCCACAAACACAGTATTTCGTCTGTTTTGTATTTGCTGCTGCCGATTTGCTAAACGCAAATTTGTTTTTGTATATCCTTTGTTGTTGTCCACTCTGTCTATTTCTACCCCCTTGTAGTCTTTGTGGGGTAAATGTTTTTCTACCCATAGAATAAACTCCATTCGGGAGGCAAACTCGCAGTGTATCCCCCGCCCTCCATAATTCGGGTAGTTCCTGTTTTTGGGGTTTTGGCATCGGGCTATAATGGCATCGTACCTTCGACCTAAAGTTTCTGAGTGTTTTGATTTTGTTTGGGAGCATGATTGACACCCTTTTGTCCTCCCCCGAGTAAGAGAAGACTTGTTTATCCATTTCTCCATTCCACATTGAGTACACTTTACGTACACATAGATGCTCTTTCCTTGGCGGGTTATTTTGTCTGAAATAATCTGCACTAACCCGTATTGCCCGCCCACTAGCTCCTGTTCTAATAAGGGTTTCCATTCTGGATGCTGCGACCCCGAAAGGAATCGGCCCTTGCTCTGTGAATACACCGTGGTCTTCGGTAGCGGTGAGCCCATTGTAAGTGATGACATTTTTTTCCCCTTGATAAATTACCCCTTTATGAGACACCCATTCTACCCCGTCCCATACCCTATCTTCAAGAGTTACTTTTTCTATAGCCTTTTCACCATGATTAGTTAGCACTAATGTGCCCTCGGCAATGCAGGTTTTCCCCACAAAGCGTTGGTCTTTTGTTACTTCATCATAGGGTACTTTAAACGCAGATGCAGCAAAGTCTTTATATAGGTCTTTACCTTCAGCAATAATCTTAAGCTTATCGAACTGTCCTGAAAAATATAAACTCACTCTTAGCTCTATATTGCTTAAGTCAGCACCCACTATAACGTGTCCTTCTGGGGCTTGTATAGCCGATTTAATAGGTGATGTTCTAGGGATGTTCTGCATATTAAACGATACCCCACTCCACCTACCCGATACATCTGCGCCATAATATTTAAGCGGTATAGGCAGGTATCTATTTGCATGAGCAATCTCTATAAAAGTTTGGGTGCGGGTCTCTTCTATAGTAGATTTAGTGCCTAGTCTAGCCGCAACAATAGCTTGAACGTCAAAGTCTGGATAGTCTAATAATGCTTTCATATCCTCGTCAGTCTTAGCGAAGGCGTATGTTTCCTTACCCGTTGTCGGGCTTATCTTCATAGGCGGTACTACCCCATGCGATCTTAATACATCAGCGAATTTAGGATTAGACATTAAATCTTCTTTAGCCATACCGCTAGCTGCCAGTAGGTCTTCTTTGCGCCTTTTGGTATGGTGTAAGTGATCCTCTAGCGTAGGCAGGTCTAAGATAAAACTAGGCTCTGTGTGCATACGTATAGTCATATCAATGAGCTTTATCTCAATCCTATTAAAGTGTGGAGCCAAGTGGTTGAATAGCCCGCGAGTCAACTCTACATCGTTTATGCAGTACTGGCCGTACTTAGCTAGTTCTTCTTCACTAAAGTCTACTCGCCTAACTCCCATAGCACTGACTACTTCAGTACCTTTCTGCCCTAACTCATAATGCTCCGCTAGTTTAGCAAGTGACCCCCCTACTTCTGTGCCATGCACTGCCCTAGCCATAGACAAAGTGTCTATCCATAATTTAGGCTTTATGCCAAACTTCCACGTTAAAATAGTGGCATCAAATAGAGTGTTGTGGGCATAAACCCAGGAACTTTCCCAATCAAACTGGGTTAACCATTTATTAGTCTCCTCCATTGTCCCGCTGAACCATTCAGCAGGGGCTTCATTTACTTTTACTGCTACTCCGATAACCTCGAAGAGTGGGTGATCTATGTACTCTTGAGTACTTATTTTTGAGAGACTGTATTTTTTGTCGTAA